GTGCGCCCCGTGTTCCAAGTCTGCACTGGTCCGGTAGTGGCTCAGGTTCAGGTCAACCAGATCAAGCAACGGCGGGGATTCGACATCGAAGCCCAACGACTCGGAACCGATCATCACAAACGGGATGAAGTTCATCGCCGCGCCATTTCGCATCGGCAAGACTTCCTCGAACAACTCCATGCCGCGTTCACCAGATCGGTAGATGCGCTGCACATACACGCCATCAACCAGCATCAGAGCGCGAATCTGCGGCTTTGACTCCGTGGAGAACTCGCCCCGAACTTCGTAGCTCTCAGACAAGACAACCAGAGTCGGCATCATCTGATTGTTGATGCGCTCAATGCGCCAGTTGATGATGCTTTCGGCCTTGTACTGCGTGGCGTATGGGCGAAGGTTCATCGCCAGCGCACCGGCAAGGCTGGCCGGTTGTTCGGCAACCCTCGGATACTCCACCAGCACACCAACACGCCCGACAGTCTCAACCTCTTGAAGAACCGAACGCGCGAAGCCTCGCGCCGTGATCCCGGTCAAGGTGATGTCATCCAGCCACGATTGCATTGCAGTCGGTACGATGATGTCCGGGTCTTTGCGAAACACCATCCCCACCAGACCGTCAAGCGTGCGCCCGGTAGCGCCGTAGAAGTTCGCCCGGCTCTTGTAGGCGCTGTACTCTTTTTCGTCCTGCCTGCTCAGTTCGGGAAGATACTCCCGGCCCGCTTTATGGACGGAATCCTGCCCAGCCACGACATCGCGGCAACGCTTCCACTTGGGGAGCGCAGCAACGTACTCAGCGCGTGTGTGATCTGGTTTGTCCATAGGCTCAACGGCCTACGACTTGTAGGCGCGTGATGTTGCGGGACTTGATCGGGAACTTGTACGCGATGAAATAACCCGCCGCGTCAATGATGTGATCAAGTCCAGCCGTCTTGTCTGGCTCGCCGTGCTTGTCGTATGCCTGCTTTTCCAAGGCTTCGACAAGTGCGGGGCATGTGTCAGGGTTGACCCGGTATCTCCGGGGCTCCAATAGCTGATTGACCGCCAGGACTCGATCCTTGACAGCCGGGTTAGCAGGGTTCGTGCAGACAGTGAACTTCGCCGCCCGCAGCAATGAGATGTCCGACTCGCTGGCGTTTTGGCTCTTGCGGTTCTTGCCCGATGCGTCAGGGTAGACAAACACCGGATGGCCGGGGTATCGCTTCTGAATCAGCGCGATCATCGCCGGGGTGTCGAAGACATCCGTCAGTTCATCAACCGCATGAGGCTCGCCATCACGGAGAACGTGCACACTCGCGGCCATCTTTGTGACGTTGAAGTCAAGCCCGATGTGCACCGCCTCGTTCGGCTTGATCGTTTCCCGGCTGGCGTTCAGCACTCGGTCATAGACCGGGTACACACTGCCCGCCGTCAGGTTCACAAACTCACCATCAAGGTAGGCTGAAAGCAGGTTACTCGGGTATGTGTTCCTCAGACTATCAATGTAACCATCCGGCAGATTGGCCGAATTGGACATCGTAGACGCACGGATCAGCCGATACCCTGGGGCTTGATTCTTCACCCATCGCTCATAGACGAACCGGAAGCCCTCGGGCGTTGTCGCCACTCCTACCGTGTTCGCCTTTCCGTCCGGTTTCTTCTGCCGGTTGCGGCTGATGATCTTGTTCCAGACATCCCGCGCCTTATCGGTCGGCAGGGTATCCAGTTCGTCAACCAGCGAATCAGCCACTTCATAGCCGACGATTCGCTCTGGCGTGTCCATCGTCCGAAACAGAAGCGCCCCGAACGGGCCGAATTCAATCTCCGCGTTGGTCTTATTGATCTTGTGAGGCACATTCAGGCCGTCAAGAATCTCAGCGAAGCGCGGAAAACCAATCGTTCGGACCAGATCGTAGGTCGGCAGGTAGTACGCAACCGACTGCCTCGGATACTTCAGCTTCAGGCGAATCGCTCGCCACACCGCCGCGTGAGTCTTCCCGGCTCCGAATCCCGCCACCATTGCCGGGAACTGGTCATCGGCCTCTACAAAGTCCCACTGAGGCCCGGTGAGCTTGACCTTCACGATTCGCGCACGAACGTGATTGAAGGCGGCATCAGCGGTGCCCCGCCCTCTCCAGTAACTTGAAGCGGCAGCAGCTTGGGATAGATGTCTTTCCAGAATGCCCGCTCATTCAACGGGTCTTCCTTTGCCCATTCGGCTAGACGTTCAGCACCACCCAGCGCATCGGCTGCGCGTTCGATGGCCTCTTTGACCAGTCGGGTGCTTTTGTTGACGGCTCCCTTGGGGCGTCCTTTTCCTGCGTTGCCCCTATTCGGGCTTACTTTGCGCTCTGAATTCATGGTTCCCCCTCGCCTCTGGCTTGGGAATGCCCAGCCGCTGGCCGGGGGCAAAAAAAAGCCGAGGGGTAAGCTCGGCTTGAAGAAAAAACAACCACCAACGAATCAAGCCAACGCCCACACGCTGGCAGCTTGATTATGCATAAATCTTGCGTTCAGTGAAGCCAATTTCCAGGATATCAGGAAACTTAACAATCTCATCAAAGTTATCAGGCTCGAATGATGGATTGAGCGCCTTCTGAACGAGGTAAAGCGCAGCGTGCGCCCTAGCCACATTCAAACCCGGATACCTGCATTCTTCCACCATTTCAAGGTGATACATCGCATTGAACAGGGTTTGTTTCTGATCTTCGGTCATTGCAATCTCCTATGTCTACCGGCTGGGTTATCCAGCAGAAGTCGTCTAGCTAGCATCGGACTCCACAAGACAGAATGTGTCGGGGGATCAAGTCCGAATCACAATCCTATCCTGCCCTCTACGGGCGCGGTAGACATAGAAGATCAAAAGCCCCCCGCAAAGCGTCGCTTACTGGGGGATGAAAGTTGGCTCCATCCGTCTACCCGATGGGCTGGGGCCTGCGGTATCGCGTTGCCGCTGACCTCTGCACGCGAGACAGACGGAGAAATGCCTGGCAGTTTTCCCGCTGCCCGCCCCGATTCGGCATCAGGGTCGTTACGGGTCAGAAATGAGAAAAGCCACCGCAATGGGTGGCTTCGAATGGGGACGGCTCCGCCTCGAAAGGCTCCCGGATCGGAACCGGGTTAAGCGTCGCGGACGCTGGAGCAAATTCACTCAGGGGGCAGCGCACAGCCTGAGCGTGGGTACATTCTACCTCGTTCTCAGGTATTTGTGCAATATGGCGTCGGCCTCATGCATTTTTGCGTCTAAGACGGACAGAAGCCGATGGGCTAGGTATCTCTCTTGGTCGTTCTCTCCCAGCTTGTGACGGCTCTTTCCTGATCCTCCGCACAGTCGGCAGATGTTGGCGGCCTTGCCGTCATAGCCTCCGATTGCCCCGGTGCCGTTGCAGCGATGACAATTCGGGTCAAGGAAGGCGGACAGGACTTTCCCGGAAATGATGCCGATCACCTGCTCATCCAGTTTGATGCCCCATGCCTTTGCCGAGTCGATGGCGAACCGAACCAATGCCACGCGAGTGCCTGTCAGGCTTTTCAGGTGTGACAGGGTAAGCAATGCGTCGGTCGTGCTTTTGATCTTCCGCGCATCTTGCGCCACCTGATCAAACTCAGCGGCCAGCCGGTATAGCTTGATATCCAGTGAGTCGGACCAACCGGCCGCAATCAGGATGTCAGGATCACCCTTTCGGTGTTCCTCAACTTTCAGGTTGCTTGACGATGTGGCGCGGCGGTATCGCTCTGCGATGGTCGGGGCGTCTGTCATTTCAGCCTTTCAGGTCAACATTTACGCCAGCAAGCTCCATGAGGTCTTTTCGATTAAGGCATCCGGTAGGAAGCCAATCGACATGGATGTAATCGACGCATAGGCCTGTTTCCTTGTGCAGCCTTTCAACAGCAGCGAATATCTCTTGCTCTGCCTGTTTTTTTGCTACTGATACCTGTTGTGCGAGTGTCATCATTGGCTGCTCCTTTCGATCAGGCGGTGGCGAATTGGGGGAAGTCGTAGAGCCTGAGTCCGGCCCTATTTGTCTTTTCGTAGAAGTCAAGAGCGCCACGGG